CATCACCCCATTGGGCATAGGTGCAGGCGGCACAGGAGGTTTTGACGCTATTTCTGCTAGAGATAATCTTGGCCTTGGCACCATGGCAGTTCAGTCAGCCAATGCAGTTGCAATTATTGGTGGCGGAATTGAAGGTGTAACCATACAAGCTCTGGCCACTGCGATACCAATTGCTGACGGCGGAACTGGCGCAACCAGTAATGTCAACGCAAGAATTAATTTAGGCCTGGGCAGCATGGCCACACAGGCTTCAGAAAATGTCACAATCACTGGTGGACAAATAAGTGGTATCAGTGCTATTGCAATTGTATCTGGCGGAACTGGCGCAACCACTGCGGTGCAGGCCAGAACCAATTTGGGCCTTGGTACAATGGCCACTCAGAATTCGTCAAACATAACCATCACTGGTGGAACAATTACAGGTATCACTCCGTTGTCAATTGCACAAGGTGGCACGGGTGCATCGGACTCAGCCGGTGCTAGAAGTAATTTGGGATTAGAAACCGGTGCTACTACAAACGTAGGCACCATGGCCACTCAAAATGCCAATGCAGTAACCATCACTGGCGGCACAATTACCAACATCTCTCCCTTGACCATTCCCAACGGTGGTACTGGAGCTGCCACAGCAGGTAATGCTAGAGCAGCTCTAGGCATACCTGATTTCCCACTGAGTCTTGTGAACGGTGGTACAGGCGCTACCACCGCGGCCACTGCAAGAATTGCGTTGCAATTAGAGTCTGGTGCCACTACCATAGTGGGAACCATGGCCACTCAAGATGCCAATAATGTGGCTATCACTGGTGGCTACATAACTACATTGACTGCACCAATACCTATTGAATCTGGTGGAACAAATGGTGCCACAGCCGCGGCTGCAAGAACAAGTCTAGGAGTTCCGCCCTTGACTCGAGCAATCAATACAGGCAATGGACTGGCTGGCGGCGGCAACTTGGCATCTGATCTCACACTCAGCATTGCAACAAACAGCAATGGCTATGGTGTAAGATACATTTCGTTTGATCTTCCAACAGGTGGTAACGACGGCGATATTTGGTATCAAATTTAATATATGGCAGAAGTAATAAGAGAAGCAGGGTACACTGGTTTTGTCCAGAGATTGACCTGGGTGCATGGTAATGCTGTGCCTGTCACTGCATATGTGTGGGGTGGTGGTGGTGCAGGTGGGTCAAGAGCGCCAACTGGTTCATTTACAACCAGTTATCAAGGCGATATTCAGCAGGATCCATGGTATGGTCCACTGATCACAAATAAGTCTGGTTATTATGAACTTGGTTACAACGTTTTTAACGAAGGACCAGAAACCTATTACCCAATAGCATGGGTCGTGGTAATAGATGGAATTATAGTTTATGGCTCTCCAGTTCCACCTCCGCCACCAGTAAAAAATCCAGCCAGACTGAATAATCCGCCACCCACAGTTGTGGCCAACCCAACAACGTTTCAAGGCCTGACAATATACACACAAAATGGAGTTGAGCCGTACACAGTTAAAGTTTATGATTTTGATTATACCACCTACACAAGTGGTGCGGCGGTAGGCGGCACAGGTGGTGGTGGTGCGTATGCACAGGTTAATTTTACCATCAACGAAGGCGACATACTTGATGTTGCAGTGGGTCAAGGCGGTGGCGCAGGCGGCATTACTCCGTTAGGTACAACAACACCCGGAGGCGAAGCTGGTGCTGGGCTACTTACTACAAGACTATTTGATACTGTTACCAATCAAATTTCACCGCCTGTTTATCGTCGATTCAGCCCAACCTATTGCACGTTCCTGAACAATTATGGAGTTTGGGTAGATCCACCTTCAGCATCAGTGTTTGATAAAACATATACTGTGACATTTCCATCAACTGCAACATATCAATTCACTATATGCTCTAATGGACGAGCAGATTTTTATGTAGATGGTGAATTTGCGGCGTTTAGTTATGATCCACAAATTCCATGGACTGTGGGACTGGAAGTTGCAGCTGGAGCTAGAGCTATTAGAATAGTTTCAACTGCTGCCACTGGCAAAGCAGGATCTGTTGCACTGGCCATTGGATCTGGCGTCAATTATGCCGGCGCCCGAGGTGGTGACGGAATTGCCGGCGGTGGTGGTGGTGGTGGCGGCGCAGGCGCAACTGTAGTTTTAAAAAATGACGTGATAATTGGTGTGGCCGGCGGCGGCGCAGGCGGCGGTGCCGGCGGTATAACCAGCGCAGGTGCTAATGCTCCGGGCGCACTTGGGCAATCTGCTGCGGGAATCTTTGCTGGCCAAAATGGAACTACTAGAAGATATTACAACGGAGGTGGATGTGGCGGAGGTGGTGGTGGCACAACAGGTGGCCGCGGAGGTGCGTCTCCAGGTGCCGGGAGCGATATTGGTACAGCAGGAGTATTTGGCGGCAGCACTGGACTTGAAGTTCAAAATCCCGTAGGTAGAACTCCCGGTGGCACGACCAACATTTATTATCGAGCAGGCATTGCATTGGGCGGAAGCCCTCAAGCTGTTGCTGGCAATCTTGAGGGCAATGGCCGAAACGGCTATGCGGTATTTGTGTTTGAAGTTCCAGATATACATGTAAAAACTGGCGGCACGTGGAATCCAGTAACCAAAACTTTTGTAAAATACACCGGACTGTGGCGCGAAGCTAAGAAAAAGTTTATTAAAATTGACGGCGAATGGGTGCCAACAATTGCATCTACTAGTCCGACGTTTTCCAATTATCTTGGCCTGGGAACAAATCCAATAGCAGCAGAATTTGAAGTTTTACCGCCACCAGATCCACCTGGCGGTGGCGGTGATGGATGGGACGGCGGTGGTGGTGGCGGTGGCGGCAAAGTTATCTGTACGGCGCTGTACGAACTTGGCTATATGGAAAAAGAAATATTTGATTATGATCAGGCCTATGGCCTATGGTTGTACCAAAATGACTTTGTGTCTTATCGTGGATACAGGGCCTGGGCTGACATACTTGTAAGATATGTCAAAGGGCAAGGTCGACCCATGCTGCCTAAATTGTTATTCTGGAAAACAGCCGATGAACACCAGCGATTGAGTCAACAGTTGGCCATATCACTAGCACGGGTCATTGGTGGTGCATTCTCTAAAGAAATTGCTCGACGTGCTGGATATGACATTCCATTCAGCATCGGAGGATGGTTGTGTGTGACTGTGGGTCTTGCAGTCAACAAAGCAATTGGTTACATTGTAAAGAAAATTAAAAAGACCAGTACTATTGATTATAAGGAATAATATGTTTACCATACAAGAACTCACGCAGAAATTTCATGCTCTGGACGACAGCACAAAAGACAAGGTGTTTGAACAAGTGACCAAAAACGCAGCTCAGTATAACGAAATTATACCTAACGTTCCGTTGTTTCTTTATATTTTAAAGGGCGATGGTGCTGTTCCTGCATACGCTTCAACCAGTTCAATTCTGTTGCAGTATAAAGCCTGGGCCTCTAACCCAAAAAATCGATCTAAACTGCAAAGCTAGATCCGCACCCACAGGTGGAAGAAGCCTGTGGGTTGTTGATTACAAAACTGGCACTCATCAAGTCCTCTTTGTAATCAATTGACGCACCATTGAGATATTGCATGCTCATGGCGTCTACTACAACTCGGACTTCGTCGTACGCAAAGTCAAAGTCATCTTCGTTTTTGACTTCTTCAAATGTAAATCCGTAACTGAATCCTGAACAGCCGCCGCCCTGTACAAACACTCTGAGCATGAGATTAGGGTTATTTTCTTCAGCAATCAGTTCGCGTAATTTTGCCACAGCACCAGTTTCTAAATTCATTATAGTCTTTCGTTGCAAACGTCCCAGTTGATTATCTTCCACACGTTGTTGAGATAACCTTCTTTGTCCGCTTGATAATCTAACGCCCATGCATGTTCCCACCAGTCTACCAAACAGCAGATGTCTGTGCGTACAGCATGATTGGCGATAGTTTTAATGTCGCCACCAGTACTCAAATACACCCAACCTGATCCTTGGATCTTCATGGCAGTTTCCGCAAACTGCTCCTTGAAGTCTTCCCAAGTTTTAAATTTTTCTTCTATCAACGCAAGTACTGCACCGCGGGGACGGTTGGTAGCTTTAGGAGCCCTAAGCTGAGGGAAGAACTTATTGTGTAAAAAACTGCCAGCACGATTAAAATCCGCATTGCCTTCTCCTGCGTTGTAACGCTTTGCATAGCCTTTAGCTAAATGGTCAAAATGATAGTCTATTGTGGCCTTGCTCATTACAGGCTCAAGGTCCTTGACTCCGTAGGGCAAAGGAGTAGTTTCCAGTTTGGCTGGACGAGTGCTTGCTTCTACAAGATTGATGTGATTGCGGATTTCCATATACGTATTTATTTTGCAATGTCGCCAATTTCTGCAATCTCAGTTATTTCTCCAGTGTAAAAAAACACCAGTTTTTCGTTGGGAGTTTTGTAACAACTTTTTTGAGGTTCAACCCATGGAACTAATTTTTCCAAATCCAACGGTTGTTCAATATTGTATACCCATGCCTGCACAGGATCATTTTTTAATCTAACTGCATCTCTATCCCATTGCCCCAACAGCATACCATAACTGAAACTCCACTCTTTTGGATCTCGATGAATAAAGTTTACTTTCCAAACATCTGGATTAAACCTAATCAGTGGCACAGTAGCTTCAGTGCAGTGTACTTGGATGGTAATGGGAGTGGGCTTAGTCTCTGACCAATCCTTGCAAAAACGCCGCCACCAAGATTGAATCTGTATGCCATTGGACAGTTGAGTTTGCAAAAACTGAGGTATATATTCTGGGTCATATTTGGTATGCCGAACAATTGTACGATCTAGTCGCATTTGTTGATCTGCATCATCAAAGTGCATTTCTACACCGTGGTCAACATTGTCTAGTCCTAACATGGTTTCAAAATGTTCTGTCGACTCAATCAATGTTCCAGTGCCCCATTGTGCAAAGTTTGATTTAGGAGTACCATACACAATCATTGGAATATTTTCAGCAGGCACCCCATTTAAAATTATTGCTGACAATCGATTGTTGCCCACAGTAACATAGCCTGTATCGCACATTACAAATGGAGGAAAGAAAAACTTTTCTCGGCTGTACTTGTATGTCATGTCGTGTATCTTGCTGATTTTTCTTGACGCATCAGCATCATCAGACTCTATTGCTGTTTTGACCACACTGTTAAAACAAGTGTCTACATATGAATCATAAAATGCCTGGGGAATTCCAGTAAAATAATACATTTTGAGATCTGGCATGGTCTCTAGCCATCCAGTTCCATATTTGCGAACTATGTAGCTTGGACCGCTTTTTTGATCGGTGAGATATTGTATGCTTTCTTTTGCTGACATTATTGTCCCCTCTTTATTTGCGTCGAGTGATACGACCTCGTGTTAAATCGTATGGGCTAAATGCAATTTCTACTCGATCACCAAGGAGAACTTTGATATTGTTGGTACGCATACGTCCCGATAGGTACCCAATTACCACATTATCTATGCTGTTTAATCTGATGCGAAACATAGCGGCAGGGAGTATTTCCTCTACTGTTCCTTCCATACTAATTGTTTCTTCTTGTTTGGCCATATAAGTGTTACTTATTCGAATTTCAATTCTGCTGTGATCTTCTTTAGTCGGTCAAATCGGAAACTGCGCCATTCTTGCTTTTCCATGTCAAACACACGAAGGCTGTGAGGATCAGGTTCCTTGCGCGGTTTCTTGCTTTCTTTAACAATACCATCCACTGGAGATACTGTTTTGATAGCATCT